GCGATTAAAAGCAGTTATAGTTGAAAACTTCGGAAGCTACGAGTGTGTAGAGTTTCCCGTAGGCGAGCAAGGATTATGCCTCATCCAAGGAGCTACAGGTTCGGGAAAGAGCACACTTTGTGATATTATACCGTGGATTCTGTTCGGACGTACAGCTAAAGGCGGCGCTGTTGATGAAGTACTTTCCTGGCCCGGTAAGAAAGTAACCCAAGGTACTGCTATATTTGATGACGGTACGAACATAGCAAGAAAACGTGGCCCTAAAGCAAAAGATAACGATTTATACTATTACATGTTTGATGAAGAAAGCGCTGTCGCCGGCGATTTAATCCGCGGTAAAGACTTGAGCGACACTCAGAGGCTTATAAACGAGCTACTAGACATGGAATATGAGTTGTATATGGCGGGCTCATATTATCACGAGTTCAGTCAAACAGCCCAATTCTTCACAACGTCCGCCAAAAACCGACGCGCTTTGTGCGAGCAGCTGACCGATTTATCGCTTGCCACGAAACTACAGCCAAAGCTTATAGAAAAATATAAGTTTTATGACTCTATGCGGCGCCAATTAGAATCGGATCAAAGATCGGCGGAATCAAAAATCGAAGTGCTGCAGAAAATGCAACAACTTGAGCATACAAAGTCAGATAATTGGAACTTAGAGCACGCGCGAAAAATGGACTATCTTCTTAAAAAAGTAGAAGAATTTGAACTCAAAGCTACGCAGACGCCTTCGGATAATAAATGCCGCTCTTGTGGACAGAGTCTTCCGCATAACCACACGCCACAAAAACGTCAAGACAATCCCTATATTGAGCAATTAGCCTCTCTTGAAACAGAAGTTAACCCTCATACCGGTGGTGTAAAAGACTACACAGACGAAATACGAAACTGGAAAATCGAACTATTAAGTATTTCCGAACAGTTACAGAACCTAGAGTTGGAAGTCGGTAACATAGAAACACTCCAAGACTGCGTTGCGGCGTATAGGGCGCAGTCGATCGTAGATAGTACATATATACTACAAAATAGTACGAATAAAATACTATCAGAATACTTCGATGCGGAGATTAAAGTCTCGTTCTCCGTAGAGGATGCGGATAAGCTAGACATAACTATCCACAAAGATGGAAATGTGTGTAGTTATACACAATTAAGTAAAGGCCAAAGATGCTTACTGAAACTGGCTTTCAGCGTATCCGTAATGAAGGCCATTAAAGATTATCACAGTGTAGATTTGAACTGCGCGTTCTTCGATGAAGCGCTTGACGGATTAAGCGAAGAACTTAAAGTGAAGGCGTACAGACTATTCGAGACTCTAATACAAGATTATGGCTCCGTGTTCGTCGTCGAGCATAGTACGGAACTAAAAGCAATGTTTCCTAATAGCTATAAAGTAGAGCTGATTAACGGAGAAAGTTTCATTGAAAAGGCGTGAAAAATTAATAAAAGCGCTGATGAGATACAAGAAATACCTGGAGTCGATGTCAGACGCCCAGCTTCAAAAGCTGTGTCCTCACGAGAGTCGTTATGTAGTTCGTTATCATGGATTTAAAACATTCGTATGTCCATCATGTATGGCAGTAGGATCGCAAATAGATGGCAGCTCTGAGTAAACTTTACAGCAAAAAAGAGATCGATGAGATTAGAAAAAAACTAATCGAAGAGCATGGAGATCGTTGTGGTATATGTAACAAACCAGGATCACACTTCAAGAAAAAGCTTGCAGTCGATCACTCACATAAGAGCGGCAGAATACGCGGTTTGCTATGCTATAAATGTAACCGTTTTTTACTCGGCCGCCATACGATTGAATCGGCAAGCGCTATCCTTGAATACTTATTGAAGTATGATAAGCTTGTAGGAGAATAATGGAAATTTGGATATAGCTAAAGATTTCGGAGTTAATAGAAAGACAATAGAGTCTATAGCAAGAAACAAAACTTGGAGGCAAGTGTGAATAAAATTAAAAAGTCGATATGCGTAATTTCTGATTTACACTGTCCTTACGAGCACCCAGACACGGTAGCCTTTCTAGCTGCTTGTAAGAAGAAGTATGCACCAGACACAATCGTATGCATCGGCGATGAGGCAGATTTTCATGCGCTTAGCTACCATGAGTCTAATCCGGATCTCCTTGCTGCCGGAGATGAGTTAGACGCCGCCATTGAGCATCTAAAACCAATCTATAAACTTTTCCCTAACTGCACAGTAATCGAGTCGAACCATGGAAGCATGGTGCTCAGAAAGGCATTGACTGGAGGCATTCCAAGCAAAGCCATTAGAGGCTACAACGAAGTGTTAGATGCACCTAAAGGCTGGAAATGGAAGGACGATTTAATATTGTATACCGAGTTAGGACCTATATACTTCTGCCATGGTAAAACTACTACGCCAGGAAAGCTGGCATCCCAATATGGAATGTCTACGGTACAGGGGCACTTCCACGAAAAGGCTCAAATAAATTATATTAGCACCCCAGAGCGTCTCATGTTCGACGCACACACAGGATGCCTCGCAAACGATAAGAGTCTGGCGCTTCAATACAATAAAATAAATCCTAAACGCCCTATAGTCAGTATTATAGTCATTTTAAACGGAGTGCCTCATATTGTGCCAATGGTGCTTCATAAAAACCATCGCTGGACAGGTAAACTGTAATCTGCTATTCTCTAAGCATGATTACACTAAGCGCACTATTCCTCTCGGCGAATATGACTTTCAACTTGCCGCCGGGACTTTTAGAATCTCTGTGTTACATAGAAAGTAAACATCAGGTAAACGCTATACATCACCATGATGGAGATGATTCAAGCTACGGAGTGTGCCAAATTAAATATAAGACCGCTCAGTGGCTTGGCTTTAAAGGTACTAGAGAACAGCTAATGAACCCAAAAACGAACATTTATTACGCTGCAAAGTATTTAGCCAAGCAGAGAAATCGCTATAAAGGCTCTTTACAAAAAGCTGTCATTGCATATAATATGGGACATGCGAGATTTATTGAGACAGCTTATTCACGAAGAGTCTTCGAAAAATGGAGGATCGCAAGTAATGAGTAGCGCCGCTAAAAATGATCAAGCTAAGCCAGACCTTAGCTTGCTACCTAAGGTTTTTATGGAAGAGACAGCTCGCGCCTTTATGGTTGGGGAGCACAAATACGGGCGATACAATTACTGCAAAGGCCACAAGGCGAGTCAACTCATCGCTGCAGCACAGCGCCACTTAGCGGCTTGGTTTCAAGGAGAAGAACACGATCCTGTTGATGGTCAGCACCACTTAGGCTCCGTAGCCGCATGTGTAGCGATGCTTCTTCGCCAACAAGAGCTTGGAACTCTAGACGATAATAGGTATAAAGATGCAAATCGTAAAGAATGAAAATATTAAGCCTTTTGACGTAGATAACACGCTAACATGCGACCCTAAAGACACTAGCTTTAAGGTTGACGTTGTTGATCCTGTCACAAAAGGCTGGCTCACTATAGGCGTCAATGAAAACATGGTCAGGTTGTTGTTAGAAGAAAAACAGCGCGGCGCATTCATCCTGGTGTGGTCTAGAGGCGGTTATGAGTGGACTAAGAATGTTTTGATCGCTATAGATATAGTTGATAAAGTCGACTTGGTGATGAGCAAGCCGCTTGCATATTTTGACGATACTCCTGTCAAAAAGTGGATGAAAGACAGAATATTCATCGGCCCAAAGGAACGATATAAATGAAGACTAAACGCGCTCTTCAAAAATATGTCAACACCGCCTCTGACCTAGCTGAAAGCGTTAAGCGTAACATCCAACATGAAGGCGTCATAGATAACAAAACAGTATTATGCTTGAACGCGTTTATAATAGCAGCGAATGAGCTTGCGTATTTTACAAATGAACTAGATAATGAAGAAGACCCTAAATTACAATAAGGAGAATTAATGGCATTCAAAACAATTAACACAGTAGACGCCGAAATCACGACAGCTCTCGGCGGCTTCAATAAAAAAACCAAGAAAGACAATCCTACGCAAGTAGAAGGTTACTATCTTGGTAATAAAAAAGTAGATAGCGTTAAAGCTAAGTCAGGCTTCGCTTATCTGCATGTATTCCAAACGGCTAAAGGCAATCTTGGCGTATGGGGTAAGACCGATATGGACAAAAAGCTTCTAAGCGTTACTCCAGGCACTATGACTCGAGTTACGTTCGCTGGCACAAAGCCGACTAAAACAGGTAACGATATGTACATCTACACTGTTGAAGTAGACGAAGATAACACTATTGAAGTCGCCGATCTACCGCGCGGCTCTAGTGATGCAGGACCATTAGCAGCTACTGAAGACAGCGAAGAGAGCCTGTTCACTACAGGCGATGACGAAGATGCAGCACAATCGGCAGCATTGCTAGCAGCTGAGCGTCGTGCCAAGGTACAAGAACTGTTGAAGAGTAAAGGTAAAAAGATATAACTTGGTTGTGGGAGGCGTGGAAGCTGATGCCGTGGTGTCAGTTGGGCTCACGAAACACTGGAACACGCAGTTAAGACAATAATCGGTGCCGAACGCGAGGGTAATCACAAGAGCAGCAGTCGAGGCATTGTTGAGCGATGACTACTCCGAGCCACATAATAGTGGCCATGCTTGTAGTCGAGAGATTGCTTGAGTTTGAACCTCAGTAAGCACATAGCCGGAGTCGCGTCCGGCCCCACTTTTTTGGAGGAAAAGTGATATACCGCTTAATAGCTCCAAAATGGCTTAATAAACCTGTTCTAGAGGGAGAATTTTCTGATGAAGAAATTACTGAGTTCAATACTTGTGGCTATAACGTTTATTATTTGCCGAACTATCCTGCGACCTATCAACGCGGCGTTAGCATTACTGGGGCTGATATTGATGCTTTTAGTTGGGTGTTTGTCGATTACGACGTCAAATCTGGAGCGTATAGCAGCAAAGACGCGTTCCTGGAAGTAATAGCCAAATCTAATGTCCCGCCCACCAAGATCGTTGATTCTGGTAATGGCATCCATGTATACTGGAAAGTCTCCAATCTTGATCCTATGAGCTACTTACGCTTTCAGCGCCGCCTTATTCGGCTATTCAACACCGATGAAGCTGTGGGACAGTTATTTCAATTGATGCGCAAAGAAGACACGTGGAATACCAAGAATAAAGATACGTACGTTAAATGCGTACGATTGTACGAAGAAGACATACAATATACCTGTGAAGAGCTAGATAAGCTTTTGCCATCTATAACAATGGCTGATGAGAAGTATTGCCAACAACATTTCGACAAAACGCATGGCTTGGCGTTCGCAGAAGAGATAGATGATACTTTACCGCCTAAGTTTGGAAAGTTCCTTAGAGACAATCAAGAAGCTAAAGAGTTGTGGTCCGAGCCATCTGATGACCGCAGTAAAGCAGATTACCGTTTAGGCCACCTAATGTTCGCTAATGGCTTCACAAAGGAAGAGGCGGCCTCTGTGCTGATTAACAGTGCAAAAGCGCTCCAGCGGGCTCCTATTCATCGACAAAGCTATGCTAGCAACATCGTCGATAAGATTTGGACTTACGAGGCGGGTGGCGTCATAGACGATACCGTAGAGGCTATATTAAGCCGCAGTAATGATAGCCCAAAAGGTATAAGATTTCCATGCCACAAACTCCTGGATGACACAGTGCATGGATTTCGATTAGGTCAAGTTATAGGCATAATAGGCGGCACAGGCGTAGGAAAGACCACATTAACGCTGAACACGTTTCTATGGTTCGCCCAAGCCAATCCTGATTACCATCATTTCTTTTTCAGTCTCGAACAGCCGGCCGAAGAGATAGCTGCTAGGATCAATACCATATGTCAAGGAAACACTGCGCTATTCAAAAAGATCCACGTGGTGTCAAACTATGATGAGAATGGCGTATTTAAAAACTTCTCTATGGATGGTATAGAGGAGCATCTTGTCGCCTACACAACTAAAACAGGAAATAAAGTTGGAGCTGCTGTAATAGATCATATAGGCGTTCTGTCCAAGTCCGACAAAAATGGAGAAATGGACGGACTTATTGGCGTATGTAAAAAAATGAAAGCCGTAGCACAGCGTGTGAATTGCATGATAATCATGCTGTCGCAAGCGCCTAGAGAGAAAGCCGGTATAGGCGACCTGGAGCTTAATAAGGACGCAGCATTCGGCACGGTATTCTTTGAAAGTTACGTAGATTATTGCATCTGTTTATGGCAGCCACTTAAACGCGTATACAACGAGGGAGCGCCTACAATCATGGCCTTCAAGTTCGCAAAGATACGACACAAAAAGCAGGGCCTAGACAGAATACAAGAAGATGTGTGCTATCAGTTATTCTTCGATCCGCAAACAGAATTGTTGAGAGAGCTGACGCATGATGAAGAAGTCGCAGCTAAATTCTTCTTGAACAAAGCTACTAACGCTAGAAAGCTAGACAGAAAAACTGATATTGTTACGTATGAATCCAGGAGGGCTAATGACTCCGCAGTTAACAGTAATCAAAGACATTGACGGGCTTCTCGCGCTTCAGCAATATCTGAAAGATAAAGAGTTTGTCACGTATGACTGCGAAACAACTGGGCTAACTACGAAAGACGAAGTCATCGGATTTTCGGTGTGTGCAGAAGAGGACAAAGCATTTTACGTCATTTTATCGGAATGGAATCCAGAAAAGCAATGTCTTGAAGCCTGCTGCGGCGACGTTTACAGAGCGATAATAACTGGAGTAATACTTCAGCTAGAAAGCAAGAAACTCATCATGCATAATGGGGTGTTTGATTGCATGATGGCAGAGGCATTCTTTAAAGTGCGGCTAATCGATAGTCTTCATACTGATACTATGATCTTAGCGCATCTCCTTGATGAGAATCGCCGCGTCGGCTTAAAAGAACTGGGCGCATCAATTTATGGCGAATCAAGTACACAAGAACAAGCTGAAATGAAGGCTAGCGTCTTGGCTAACGGTGGTAGACTCACTAAATCCCATTATGAGATGTATAAGGCTAATGGGGAATTAATGGGTAAGTACGGAGCTAAAGACGCATGGCTAACATATAAACTATTCCTGGATTTAGTGCCGCAATTATACGAGCAGGGACTAGACAAGTTCTTCTACGAAGACGAATCAATGCCTTTACTTAAAGGACCAACGTATCAACTTAATACGACCGGTATACAAATAGACACTAAAAAGCTATTATCATTGAAAAAGACTTTGGAAGCCGAGTGTCTAGAGGCTAAGGCTTTCATAGAGAGGGAGATATATGAGAAAGTCAAAGATAAGTACCCAGCAACTAATAAAAAGAATACGTTCAACATTACTTCCAATCAGCAACTGTCCTGGCTCCTGTTCGGAAGATACGAACTCGAATTCTCTAAGCTTACGAAAGGTGGAAAAAACATATGCCGTGCACTAGGGCTGCGTCCGCCCTACACTAAATCGGCGAAGCGAGACTTTATTTTAACATGTTTAAATAATGTAGAAAAAGTATACCAGCCAGAAGCTGTAGTTAATGGAAAGAAGGTCAAGGCTAAAACTTTCTCAGAGCCGTGGAAGTATATCGAGGTTGATAAAAAGACGCTTAAACAGCTCGCTCCTAAGTACAAATGGATAGAGCGGCTCTTAGAGTATAAACAAAAAGAGAAACTGTTAAAAACTTACGTTATAGGAACTGAGAAGCGGTTGTCATACGGCGTAATACGTCCTAGCTTCCTTCAGCACGGCACTACATCCGGACGATATTCAAGTAGAAATCCTAATTACCAGAACTTACCAAGAAACGATCAGCGTATTAAAGAATGCTGTGTCGCTAGACCTGGTAAAGCGTTCGTTAGTGCGGACTTCTCACAGCTAGAGCCTCGCGTATTCGCATATTACAGCGGCGATGAGCGATTAATACAAGCATTCGACGGTACTAGTGATTTCTACTCGGTTGTCGGTAGAGAAGTTTATGGTAAGTATGACGCTACGCCGCAGAAAGAAGGTTCGCCCAATGCCTTCGGCGTAAAATATAAGAATCTGAGAGACTCAGCTAAGACAATAGCCCTGGCCGTAGCATACGGCGCGACAGCTTATCAGCTCGCTCCGACTACTGGTAAAAGCGTTGAAGAAACAGAAAAAGTTATTAATGAATATCTAGAGCGTTTCCCCGGCGTGAAAAAGATGATGCTAGAAGCGCACGACTTAGCCAAGAAATTTGGACGAGTGACCAGTATTTTTGGACGACCTAGGCGCATGCCAGAAGCTATGCGGATAGAAAAGCTATATGGTAAAGTACCGCACGATGAGCTGCCATACGAAGCTAGACAGCTATTAAATCTAGCCTGCAACCATAGAATCCAATCTACAGGCGCGTCCATAGTTAATCGAGCGGCTATAAAATTCTATAATGATTGCAAGGATTTAGGCCTAGACTGTAAACTTATATCGCAGATCCATGACGAATTGGTAGTAGAATGTAATGAGCAAGACGCTGAAACTGTTAGTCTTTTGCTCCAAAATGCAATGGAAACGACCACAACGCTTCCGGGTATTACCTTAGAGGCTATACCAAGAATAACTAAGAATTTAGCGAAATAGTGTTGACTTTGTACCAGAATAGTGCATACTAGCTATAAGGAGATAAAATGAATAGCACAATCAAAACTATTTTAAGTTATTTACCATCTAAACTTCCTACTGGCAACACACGTTATACTGCGTGGCTTAATGAAGTGACTGATTTAGCAGGACCAATCGCAGACGTAGATTCGATGCAGTGGGTCATAAGCAATGAAGTTATGCGTTTAGCTTCAACTAAAGATCGCGCACCTAAAGCCTATTTCGTAAAGGTTTTGCGCAAATATGCTGCAAATCAACTCGCAGCTAATAAAGTGATGGAACTGAAAACTAAGCAGCAAGAAGCACAAAATGCTGCCAAACTCGCCGAAGCTACTGCACAACAAGAAACAGCTACTAGTGAACAAACCAAGGAAACGACGAACTGAATACGAAAAGCTCCGTGCATTCTGGTATGGAGTTCTTAAAGCTGAAGGTTTCAACGACATAGAGCAAGACGAGGATACTCTAAAAGAGTGGTCTTCCAGGACGCTTCGCAAGAATCAGCATGAAAACCTCTTGGATTCTTGGGCTGATAAAATGGAGTATTATAACTTAGCGACTAGATTCTTGAATGAGTTTCCGTTCGAGAAAGAGCTTTATAGAGTTATATGGTCTTATCACGTTGAAGGGATTAGTTACCGTAACATAGCGAAAATCTTACGCAAAGCAAAAGTCGCGAGATTAAAAAAAGATACGATTTGGCGGATAGTGTCTGAGTTGAAGTTAACAATGAAACAAATGTACTTAATCAAATGAACGACTTTACTGGACTATACGACGTAAGAGACTCGAGACCAACGGACAAAAGTTTTATCCTAGCTACTTTCCTTCGAGGGCTTTATTACGGCGACTCGTGGTTCTCTGAGATACCAAAAGACATATTCATGGAGAATTATAAGCGTGTGGTTGAGGCGCTATTGAATAGTCCAAATGTTTCGGTGAAAGTTGCTTGCCTTAGAGAAGATCCTGATGTAATCTTAGGTTATAGCATTCTTAGCAAAGACTTTACTACGATTCACTGGGTGTACTGCAAATCAGCTTGGCGTAAAAAAGGTATAGGTAGATCTTTAGTGCCACAATTTCCAACTACATACACACACTTATCAGCATTAGGGAAAAGTCTTCGATCTAAACTAGGAACCGCAATTTTTAACCCATTCAAACTCGAATAAGGAGTAACAATGACTAAGTTTTTCAAAAGTAAGAAAAAAGCAGCTGAAATCAAGCCAGCTGAACCGCGACAAGAAGCAGATATTCGCAAAGAATATGCTGACGTATCTCTAGCTGCAGGCCAGGTGCAGTATCAGCTCTACGTGTATAAAAGTGAGTTGGCTCGCCTGAATGCCAAGTTGTTAGAGCTTAACCAGGAAGGCGCTGCTCGTCAACAATTAGACAAAGCCGCCGCGGACGCTGCTAAAATTGCGCAAATAGAAGAGGCTCAATCATGAGCGCGTTGAATGGAAAGAAACTTAGACTCGCCACCATGCATGCTAACATGTTCATTCCTGGCGTGGGCGACATTCGTAAAGAATTATCGAGCGTGGATGACGGCATCAATAAAGCTGTTCAGATGACTATAGATGAGCCATTTGTTGTAGTTAACCTGAAAGACAAAGGCGGGAATACTCTTACAGTACCGGTGCCCTTGACTAACTTCTCACACATGGTGTTAGCTAGAGAATGAAGTACGTAGTTAAGCCTAATCAATCTTCGATTTCCGCCACGCCGAAAGTGGCGGATATTTCTGTTTCAGACATCAGTGTGACTAGGCTTATCGATGACGGATTGTTAGCTATTCATAGAGAGATGAAGAATCTCCTTATGCTCAGCGCGAAGGGCAAGTTAGACGCCGCCAACGCTAGAGATCTTAGAGACACAGTTAAGCTGCTATTCGAACTACAGGTCAGAGAAAACGACAGCTTGCGGGGCTTAACGGATGACCAGCTTAAAGAGCAAGCAAAGAAGGCTCTAGATGAGACCAATGAAACTTAACTCAACAGTTCGAGTCATAAATGGCACTCAGTACATAGGATCAAATCATCACTCGGCTATGGGATATGTAACAAATCCAAGTCCGCGTTTTTCCAGTACGGCAGTTAGAATTTTTTATCATAAGGACCCGCATTACATAGATAAAGAGTTATTCTTTGCTACAAAAGGCCTTGAATACGTTGAGTTGTTGCCACTAGAAAAAGCTATATATGCTCAAGACTAAACACGGTGTTCTTAAAGAGCTTATAGGTCGCAACACTACAGCAGCCAGCGCTAATCAGGTAAAACTGAGCGCAGACTTTCCAGGACAAAATGACTTTGTTAACGATCCAGCGAGATATGTAGCAGCCCAGTGCTCTCGTCGTGCCGGCAAAACGAATGGATTAGCGTTGCGATTCTTCAAAACAATGGAGAAATATCCTAAAAGCCAGTGCCTCTACTTAAGCTTGACTCAAGAGTCCGCGCGTTCCATAATGTGGCCTATTTTACACGAGATCAATGACCGCTTTCAACTCGGATGTACGTTCACTGAATCCAGGTTAGAGATTAAGCATCCAAACGGTGCAAGATTGAAGCTCATGGGCGCTGACCTTAAGGATTATATAAAAAGATTGAAGGGTCGTAAATTCCCAGGCGTAGGTATAGACGAGGCACAGGACATGGGCGCACACTTACAAAGCCTAATAGACGACGTATTAACTCCGTCAATCGCCGATTATGCAGATGGCTGGCTGGCCCTCACAGGGACTCCAGGCCCAGTACCATCAGGTTATTACTTCGACGTAACGCAAAACGGCAAGTATGGTTTTAAAACACATAAGTGGGATTTAACGCAAAACCCACATATGCCAAATCCCACTGAATTCCTTAATGATCTTAAAGCTAAGAGGCAGTGGGATGATAACAATCCAACACTTCAGCGAGAATATCTTAATCGCTGGGTACTAGATGTAGAAAGCTTATGGGTGAGATATAATGAAAAGATCAATGACTATCAAGAATTGCCTAAAGATCATAAATGGAATTATATTATGGGCGTGGATTTGGGCTACAATGACGCTGATGCTATTGCTATTCTGGCTTGGAGCGATACAACTCCTGTTACATATCTGGTAGAAGAAAAGATTACGAAGAAACAAGGACTTACCGAGCTTGTAGAACAAATGAACGAGATGCACAAAAAATACGACATTGGAAAAGTGGTCATGGACGAAGGCGGCCTTGGTAAAAAGATGGCCGAAGAGGTTCGTAGGCGATATGCAATTAATGTCGAGCCGGCAGACAAGGCGCGTAAACAAGAAAACGTAGAAATATTAAACGATTCTCTCAGATTAGGTAAGTTCAAAGCTAAAGCTAAGTCACGCTTTGCTATGGACAGCTACCTTATTCAGATTGACTGGGATCGCACTACGCCAAATAAAATTGTAATTAAAAAGAAACCGCATAGTGACATTATCGACGCGGTGTTATATGCCTTCAGAGAAAGCTATGGCTTTACACATACAGTAGAACCGCCCAAGCCAAAGTACGGTACAAAAGAATGGGCCGAACAACAAGCAAACTCCATGTTCGAGGCTGAAATGGAGGGGATGTTGGCAGAACAAGAATTAAATCAACGCCTTTGGGGCCAAAATAGTTAAAAATTATTAAAAAGCGACATTTATACAGGATTGAGCCTTAAAATAGGGGTCAATCTTGCTTCCATTTCTTAAGCGTAAAGAAGGCATTGCTACCGGCGGCATATTAGTTAAAAACCGTACACCGGATGAACATACAGAACAAGATAAAGACGATACCTCAGCAGGTCACGAAGCCTGCGCTAGAGCACTGCTAAACGCGATAAATGCCAACGATGTTAAAGGGATAGCAGACGCCCTTTACGACGCTTTCACGCTAATGGATAGCGAACCTCACGAAGAAGGCCCACACGAGCCTCACTCTTACGAAAGTCAAAAGGAAGAATAAATGGCTAATTTTAATCAAACTGTTACCGCTACTGGAATTGGCACGATCATCACGATTAACATCCCAACAACTGACATATATTCAATCGTAGGTACAGTGCAGGCCCCTAGCCTAGTAACTGCGGCTACTCAAGGTCCAGGCGGCGGAGCCGGAACAGGCACTGGCGGCTCGCAATCAAACTCTCAAATAGTTGTAACTGTTAAGCAAAATGGTACCACTAAGTACACTTCAGCTGCTGGCGATAGAGGCTTCGCACTCCCTGCATTGTCGTGTTCAGCCGCAGATGTACTAACAATAGTTACTAGCTCTTCGTTAGCACAAGACAATCAACCGCAGGCAATCCAAGTAACCGTAGCTGTGTCTGAAGGACAAGTGTAAGATGCCGTTAATTAAAGGAAAAAGTCCTAAAGCTTTCGAACACAACCTTAAAGCTGAGATGCATGCAGGTAAGCCTCAACCCCAAGCTTTAGCAATCGCATATAGTGTTAAGCGTAAAGCAGCTAAAAAGAAGGCCTCAGGCGGTACTGTAGAATCCGGTAGCCGTGATATGAACATGGCTAAAGGCGGATCAGTGAAGAGAGAACGCCCATATTCTAGTGAAGGCCAGAAAGGCTGGACACATGAAAAAGATTATACTGCCGGTGTTCATAGAGAACAGGGCGGCGGAGAATCCCACGCGGGACAAATTTTAAGAAAACCTAGTTATGGAAGTATGCAATCTTATGAAGGAAGCATAGAAGGCGCTAAAAGAGCACATCAGCGTGTATTAGAAGAATCCCGTTCCATGTCAAAGCCTAAACTCCAAGGCCTGGCCGAAGGCGGAGAAATTAGCGCTTCAAATGAGCGTCGTCCAATGCCAGATAACACTTATGATGATTCTAAAGAAGTCGCCCATAATTCTAGTCGCAAGAATAACGGCGAAGACGGCTGGACCCAAAACCCCACAGTGAAACAAGCTCAGAATAATTCTGGTCGCATGGTAAAACCTATTAAGTATCCTCGAATGGCATCTAGCGGTGTATTCCAAGCAAAGCTACGTGACCAAGAAGACGACATGCAAGAATCGATGCGCCCTGGTGCCCCTAGTGAACAACCTGAGCGTAGCTACGATGAAGAAGGTCCAGATCGCCAAGGACCTAAAGTCCGAGATATGGAAGATGAGCACAGTACGCATCGCAAGCCATACGCTAAGGGCGGTGAGATTAAAGGCGTAAATAAACAGTCTATGCATCAAGAAGAAGGTATTAGCCAAATGGGAGATCGTCGTGAAACGATGAACTCGCCTGCGCTTAAACGCGGCATAGCAAGACAAA